CGTTCAACTCGTTAACTGGAGATCATTATGAAACCCCCTTTTCTTCGTACCCCTTATAACTATGACACTAACCAAGCCAGCGCTGAGACTGGTCTTGAGTGTTTGGACTCTTCACTTACTCAACAACAATTTAAAGAGGAAGCGGATATTAATACGATCGTAGATCGTTTTCTGCGTTCCGGTGTTCTTCCTAATGCCGTTAACATGCCTCAATACGTTGACTATGAGGGTGTTTTTGATTTCCAATCAGCTATGAATACTGTTCGTCAAGCTGATGAGAACTTTATGCGTTTGGATGCGAAAGTTCGTTCTCGCTTCAATAACTCCCCTCAGGAGTTTTTGGAGTTCTTTGCCAACCCTGAAAATACGGACGAAGCCGTACGTTTGGGTTTGGCTATTCCTCAAGCCTCTACTGTCGCGAAAGCGACAGTAGAGGATACGCCGTCTAAGGCGGAATGAGGTAGTATGGGCACAGTTCGTTACTTGATGTAACTGTGCCCATTGACACCAATTCTTAGGAGAATCACAATGAAACCTCTTGCCCGTAAACCCGTTAACAAGGGTTCCTCTGCTGCATACTTTCGTGGTAATGTAAGCCGTACTAAGTTGGTAAATATCATCGCAGGCCCGATGCGTGGTGGTATTCGCCTCTAAGGTATTGTGTGTACTGCCCTTTGGTCACATCCCACACATGGCCCTATCAAATGCGGTTCATGCGTCGAGTGTCGTCTTGCTTACTCTCGGGAGTGGGCTATACGGATAACTCACGAGCAGATGATGCACGAGAAATCTTGTATGCTGAACCTTACGTATGACGACTCAAATTTGCCTGAACATGGCCAGTTGTGGAAAGATGACCTGCAACGCTTTTTTAAGCGTTTGCGCAAGCAATTCAAATTCCGTTATGTAGCAAGTGGAGAATACGGTGAAAAAACCAGACGTCCTCACTTTCATATTGCGTTGTTTGGAGTGGACTTTGATAATGATCGCGTGCTTTTTGGTCGTGCTGCTGGTGGTGACCGGACTTACATATCTAAGTCAGTCTCTCGGCATTGGTCAAAAGGTAATCACCTCATCGGAACCCTCAATTTCGAGAGTGCAGCATATATCGCAAGATATATTATGAAAAAACTCAAAGGGCCTAATGTCTCACCCGTGCCTCTGGCTAGTCTGGAAGGCGGGGAGATCATTTTTCCTAATCCTGAGTTCATGCTAATGAGCAAAGGTATAGGTAAAGGATGGTTTAGAGATTATTTTATGTCCGATGTGTTTTCGACTGGTTCTGTTATTACCTCACAAGGTTCTGCAGCTCCTGTACCCCGTTACTACAAAAATTTGTTAAAGGAGGTTGGACATGATTTAGCTTTAGATATGCAGTTTCGCCAGTCTGTGAGAGCAGAAATGGATGCTGAGCGGAATATGTATGAAAACTTACCCATCCGTAAAATTGCGAGACAAAAAGTCGTTGACTCTCGCTTAAATCAATCAAAACGTGTTTTATAAGGTCATTCAAAATGTTGCAATTCGTAGTTTCTGTTAAAGATCGTGCTGCTGATGTATTTAATCGCCCGTTCTTTGTTCCTCACCGTAATGTCGCGGTTCGCGACTTTACTGATGAAGTCAATCGTGCTGCTGCTGATAACCAGCTTAATAAGCATCCGGATGACTTTGATTTGTATCTTTTGGGTACTTTCGATGATAATAATGGTGTGTTTGTAATGGAAGATATCCCTACTGTGCTTGTGCGTGCTAAGGATGTCTTGATTGCTAACGCAGTTGCTTCTGTCTGACCATTGCACCCCTTCGGGGGTGCTTTTTTTTAACTTCTGGAGTTTATATGTTTCGTAATAAGTCGGTTAATGCTCATAGCTTTGCTATGGTTCCCCAGGCTGATGTTCCTCGATCACGTTTTCAGATGCAAAAGACTTTGAAAACTACTTTTGATGCAGGTTATCTAATTCCTATTTTTTGTGAGGAGGTTTTGCCTGGTGATACGTTTAATGTCTCTGCTACCCTTTTCGGTCGTTTGGCTACCCCCCTATTTCCGGTTATGGATAATCTCCATATCGACACGCAGTTTTTCTTTGTACCTAATCGTTTGGTCTGGAACAATTGGGCTAAGTTTATGGGGGAGCAAGATAACCCTTCCGATAGTATTTCTTACTCTATACCTCAACAAGTTTCCCCAACTGGCGGTTATGCAGTGGGTTCGCTCCAAGACTATCTTGGCCTTCCCACGGTCGGACAAGTTGCTGCTGGTAATACGGTCTCACATAGTGCTTTGCCCGTTAGATGCTGTAATTTGATCTGGAATCAGTGGTACCGTGATGAGAATTTGCAAAATTCTCTTACTGTTGATAAAGGTGACGGCCCTGATGCCACTCCTGCTACTACTTATGCTTTACAACGTCGTGGTAAGCGTCACGATTATTTTACTTCTGCTTTGCCGTGGCCCCAAAAAGGTGGCACTTCTGTTACGATTCCCATAGGTACTTCTGCTCCTATTGCTATGAATAGCAATACGACTGGTGATCGTCCTACGGTTCGCGCTAGTAACGGAGTTCCGCGCAATCTTTACGCTAATACTACTTCTGGTACTTTCGTAGCATTGGATGCAACTTCAGTTGCTACTGGTACGCAACTTTATGCTGATTTGTCACAGGCTACTGCTGCGACCATTAATCAGCTTCGTCAATCTTTTCAAATTCAAAAGTTGCTTGAGCGTGATGCTCGTGGTGGTACTCGTTATACTGAGTTAGTCGCTGCTCATTTTGGAGTTCGTTCTCCTGATAGTCGTTTGCAACGCCCCGAATATATTGGTGGCGGTTCTTCTCTTATTAATATTAATCCTGTTCAACAAACTTCTGCGACTGGAGTCTCAGGTGGAACCACTCCCATCGGTAATCTTGCTGCTTTTGGCACTTTTCTTCATCAGGGGCATGGTTTTACGTACTCTAGTGTTGAGCATGGCCATATTCTTGGCTTTGTTAGCGTTCGTGCTGACTTGACTTACCAGCAAGGTTTGCGTAAGTTGTGGTCTCGTAGTACTCGTTATGATTATTACTTCCCTGCTTTTGCTATGCTTGGTGAACAAGCTATTCTCAATAAGGAAATCTATTGTGATGGTTCCTCAAACGACTCTAATGTTTTCGGTTACCAGGAACGCTGGGCTGAATTACGTTACAATCCTTCCCAGATCACAGGTCTTTTTAAGTCAACGTCCTCAGGTACTATTGATGCTTGGCATCATGCTCAAAGGTTTAGTTCGCTTCCGACTTTGAACTCCACGTTTATTCAGGATAATCCTCCTCTTTCTCGTAACCTTGCTGTCGGTGCTGCTGCTAATGGTCAACAATTGTTGTTAGATGCTTTTTACAATATTACTGCTGCCCGTCCTTTGCCGATGTATTCTGTGCCTGGCCTAATTGATCACTTCTGATTATGTTTGGTATCGACGACGCTGCTGCTGCGACGCTTGCCGTTGGAGCCCTTGGTTTTTTGGGACAACAACAAACCAACGCTGCCAACCAAGCGAATTCGCTGGCTCAAATGGATTTCCAGGAACGGATGTCTAATACTGCTTATCAGCGACAAGTCGCTGATATGAAAGCTGCTGGGTTGAACCCTATGCTTGCTTATTTAAAAGGCGGTGGTGCTTCTACTCCTGCTGGAGCTATGGCGACTTACCAATCGCCTATGACTGGTGCAGCGCAAGCTGCTACCAGTGCTCAAATTCCTCAATCTATTCGTCAATCTAAGGCTACTACTGCTTATACGGGAGCTCAAGAGGCTCAAACGTATGCTTCCATTGAAAAAATGGATGCTGAAATCAAGCAGATAGGTTCTAATATTGAGAATTTAGATGCTGATACCCTTAATAAAATTGCTCAACTTCCTGTCATTAAAAAGACGTTGGTTAAGATGCACGCTGAAATTGATGAAATCGGTGCTCGTATTTCTAAAACGGAAGTAGAAACTGATAATTTAATGGTCCAGCGTGACCAATTGCGTGCTGTTATTAACAATCTTTCTCAACAAAATGCTTTGATTGCTGAGCAAGTTAAAACTGAACCAGCTCGTAGAGCTATGATGCAAGCTACTGCATTTAAGGCCCAACAAGAGGGCCTTATTAGCAAAGCTGAATATGAAGCTATGGAACGTACTAATTTCTTTGGTGTTACTGCCCGTGAGCTTAAGGTTGTGTCTGATGTTGGTTCTACTTGGGTTGATAAATTTTTGCCTTGGAAA